GTACACTTCATCCATCTTCACAGCGTGTGCACGTGCGTGCTCTTCGGTCAGCTCATCAACAAGGTTGACGATAGCATCCTCACCGAGGCTCGAGTAGTACTGCGTGCGAGCGCCCCAAATCTTTGGGGACAGCGTCAGGTGCTTGTAGACAGGATCGCTAGTCGTGATGGCAGCACCTTCGCTGATAGCGTAGGCAGCATTGCCGCTGACGATCTTGCGTGTCTTGTAGGTGTCGCTGCTAACAGGGACGACCTGTGCGAGCTGTGTAGCGATGCCGTACTCAGCACGCAGCTTGATGATAGCGTCGTCCATCTCTTCTGGCACGAGGATGCCAGCCGATGCGTTGTTTGCGCTGGTGAGCGTCTTGAACTCAAAGCCACGATCACGGAGCCAGTTCTCAGCGTCTGCCGATCCCTTGCCACTGATGGCCTTGAGGAACATGGCTACCTTGTAGGCAGCTTCATTGCTGGCATAGTGGCGCGACTTTACGCGCGATGCCGAAGCAGGTACCGACGTGCGCTGTGGCATGGCACCTCCCGTGAGTGTGTTGGATTTGGTGTCAGCCACTACCTTGCGTGCGTTGTCGGCTAGGAAGGCTTTGACCTTGGCACGCTGCGTGTTGATACGTGCCATCTTTTCTTCGATGGCTGTCAGGCCGTCTGCAACTGCAGACAGCGCCTCTTCTGTCATGGCAGCTTCATCGCCACCTTCGGCGACCATAGCTGCGAGTCCTTCGCGGATCTGCTGCACCACTTGTGCCATTTCCTCAGGCGTTGCCTCAGGGTTAGCCAGCAGTGCATCGATCAGCGCAAGCATCTCTTCGAGTGTCATACGTTGATTCCTTTGCTGAGTAGTAATGCCTTGGCCTGCGTTGGTGTCAGGCCTTTGGGCTGTTGTTGTGGGTTGGCGTTTGCAAGCATTGCGATCAGTTCCTTGCGTGCCTTACCGAGCGTGCCTGCCAAGGCTTCGAGCTTCGCAACATTGCTGCTGGAGAGCACACGTCCGGCTTTCTTGTCTGAGTCCCTCAGGTTGAATCGCACCGAGGCTCGCTGCATGAAATCGTCAACCAATGATTCTAAGTCTTCTGTGTGATCGTCGAACGATCCCCAGCCGCCTTTCAGCGACACGAGGCCCGTTTGTCTGTTAGCGCCTACCACTACTGGTGACACCTCGAAGATGTCCAAGTCCAGCAGCTCACGCACGCCATCGTCAGCGATGCGGTCATTCTTAACCATGAAGCCGATGCTGAACTCGTCGAAGGTGCCTGCTGCCAGGTGCTTGCTTGCTTGTTCACCGTCGAAGGTGTCAAGTGCCAGCGTACCGATTGCCATGAGTCCACCATTGGCACGCATCTCTTCTGGCAGCCTGTCATCGCCTGGCATCATCTGCACCAGCTCAGCCGTGCCGATTGGGCGCTCAATGTTGTGTGACCACAGCACCTTGAAGCGTCGGCCTTGGTCTGCGTACTGGCTGATGCTCTTCGTGAACGCACCAGGGATGATGCGCTCGTTGTAGCTGTCGATGTTGCCGAATGTGGAAACGACCGCCTCGAACTCTCCAGTGGTGGATTGCTTGAAGCCAGTGCGTTGGAAGTTCAGCCCTTTGTATTCGATCCGCATAGGTTACCCCTAATAAACAAGAATAGGCACACGTTGCAGCGGGTGCATCACGTGTGCCTGAAGGCTTACGATTTGAGTTGTAGTTGGTTAGTCCAGATCCACTTCGAGTAGCTTGGCGATCCTTTCCAACAGTGCACGGTCTCGTGTCCGTGCTAGCTTATTCTTTAGCCTGTTGCGCAGTCTGTAGTCTGATGACGTAAGACCGTGCGCATCGGCTCCGAGTGCAACATACGCAGCAGTGACCGCAGGATGCAAGCGTGTCTGCTTAGAAGTTTTCCGCACTAATCCCTCGCTCATTGTATCCTCCTGCGTTCAACGCCTCTGATGATGCACCGACAGTTGACGAAATCAGCAGGATCGGCTGCGATCCCTGGTGCCTGGATGTTGTCAGTGAAGCCGTTGCCAGCATCCACCACCTTGCCATCCAATGCTTCGTGGGATGGCCTGACCTCATCATCACGCTGCGTGATCCAAACCTTCACGACCTGACGGTCTGGCGTGCGGCGTGTGTTCATCTTCTGCCAAGTGGCCTGCTGGGTGGTGCTCGTCTGCTGTGCTACCACCGTCTGTGCGATGGTGCGTGCACGCCCTTCGCTGATCTTGCCCACGCCTTCGTTGATGGCCTTGGCAATGTCTGCCACGCTCTTGCCTGCGTTGTCGCTGATGATCTTTGCCACGTCTGCTTTGATCGTATTGCTGGCACGGCTGATGTTCTCGATGTTCTGCTTGGTGACCTGCTGTTCGATCTCATCCACGAAAGACTGCACCTCGCTGAAGTCAGCCCCCACATCCTGCACAGCAATGGCCATGATCTGATCTAACAGCCTGCGACGCAATGCACCTGATGAACGCATGAAGCGATCGATCAGCACCTGTATGTCGATGCGGTTGGCATCGGGCCCTGCCTTCACGCTTGTTGCTTGCTTGGCTGCATCGGTGAACAGTGCCGCAGCGTATTGCTCCATCTCCTTTGCATACTTGGCATTGATGCCATCCAGTTGCTTCCATGCTGCGGCTGCCTTATCCTCAGCCATCACGAAACGTGCGTTTTTGGCGTCGTATTCGCCCTCTAACGGCCCCGAAGGCGTTGAGGCATCATCTACACCGTCAAAGAATCCAAAGCCGCCTGTGGGCGCCACAGCGTCCGTTTGGTACTGGTCGCCATCGTCTGTAGGGTCTAACCCGAGGCGCTCACGTGCCTCATTGCGTGTGATCAGGTTGTTTGACCATTGGCTGATGATCAGATTGGCCGTGTCGGTGTCGGTCTTAAGCGATTCGACCTGGGAAGTGTCGAAGATGCACTGCAAACCACCCAGCTCTTCACGCAGTCCCAATGTCAGCTGATCAGCCCAGTCCTTCCAGGTTGGCACACGTGTGAGACTGGTGAACTCACGGAAAGCCGTTTCCATGTTGGAGTACGTGCTCGACAGCAGGCCAGCGTAGACCATCGCCACCACAGGGTGCACACGGTAGACGCCACAGATGGCAGACTCGAGCTGACCATACAGCCCCTCAGCTTGCAGCTCTGCCATGTTCATAGCCATGCGTTCCACTCGCACTTCACCAGACAGCACACCGAGCTTGCCACGGCCCGTGCCTGTGAACGAATCAGCCCACATCTTACGCAGTGCCTCAGCCTGTGCTTCTGTGGGGATCGTCGGCAGGAACATCAGGTGGCCTGGCACGCCGTTGTTACGCATCTGGGAATAGATCGTCTGATCGATCTCATTAAGCGCCTGCACCTTCGCACCAGCTATCTCAATAGGTGAGAGGCCGATGGTGGGGTTGAGTGGGTCTGGTGTCCACTTAATGTGGATAATGTCCTTAGCTGGCACATATCGCTGCACACCATCGACCATGTAGTTATATCCTTCGATCCATCCGTACTGCGAAGGGATCGGAACCATCTGCCCTGCGTGGTATGGGTAGAGTTCCACCACAGCGCCCGTAAGATCAGAGCGCACCTTGTGGATGTACGCATTGCCACCAGTGTACACGTACATTGTCACGTACCGCCAGAACTGGCTGCCACTCATGTGAGGATTCGGTCGCTGGAAAAGGCGCTCGATGGGGTGGTTATCCACGTAGTCACCTGATGGCCTGGTGACGATGATGGGCGCTTCGTTCATGGTGCCTGATAGCGCCATCACGCAGCCCTGCACGGCGCTGTTCTTGTACAGGCCCTCTTGGATTTGGAGCTTGAACTGCTGCAAGCTCGGAACCGCAGCACGGCTGGCAACAGACTGGCCAATAACTGGCAGCTGTGCGGCCTTCTGCGATCCGCCGAAAAGTGATACTATCCGTTCTGCAAATGTCATAGTGTAATTGCTGAGAATGTGTGTAGGAAGGAGTCCACACTGTAGGCCAGTGCGTCCACCATATCGTCATGCTGGCCTTCTGGGAAAGATAGCAGCTCGTCGATGAACTCCGAAGGCAGCGACCGTGTGAAGATCAGCTGGCCGTGTTCGATCTTGCCCTCTGTAGGCAGGAAGCGTGTAATCTTGTCCTTTGTGGGCCGTACGGCTTGCACTGGCAGGCCACGCATCAGGAGCTGTTCAACTACGGCCTGCTGGAACTGCACGCTCTCCACGCTGACCACCGCAGGTTGCCACTGGCGATGCATGGCAGTGATGAAGTCGATGATGCCGTGGAACGATTGCTGGATACGCTGGCAGTCGAGCACGTAGATACGGCCTTCGCTGTCACGGCCTGTGACCACCGCTGCTGTCCAGTCTGCTGACGTCTTCGTGGAGATAGCCAAGTCAACACCCATGGTCACGAAAAGATCGGATGGTGCACGATCACACCATTGGAGCCATTCGCGCTTAATGCGTGCACCCTTCATGTCCACGTACTCAGCCAGCCACTCCTGCTGCCAGCTGACAGAGGGAAGCGACCGCTGCTGCCTGTCGATCTCGCTTTGCTTCAGTAGTGGGTTGCGGTACTCGCTGGTGACTGGCACGTGCACGAAGTTCCAATCCTCATCTCGCTTGTGCGTGTCCTCGAGTTGCTTGAAGAAGTTACCACCGTTCGGCGTGCTAAAGAAGTACGCATCGCCTTCCAAGTCTGCCAAGGTGGGGCTGATGACGTTGTGCCATGCTTCCTCCATATAGGGGCTGTGTGCCGCCTCATCGATGATCACGCGCTTGTAGTGGTTGCCGCGGATGCCGTCGTAGCGGTGCAGGCCAAAGAACTCAATGCGGCCTCCTGACTGTAGGATGATCGTATCATCTTTGAGCTTGACGCCAGCAATGATCGGCGCAAGGCCGTGCACGCACTCATTCCATCGCTTGGCAAACTCCACAGCAGTTGGCATGATAAAGGCCACTGGGTCGCCTTGCCCTGCGACCTCAGCCAGCAGGTTGTAGGCCAGCACCGACTTACCAAAGCGCCTGTGGCACCTGATGTGGTTGAAGCGCTTGCGAGACTGCACGACGTGCAGCTGGCCTGGGTGGAGATTAACTGTCAGCTGTTTGGGCATCACAAGTCCAGCGCAGGTTGTGTGCTGATCTGTTCTACGGCGTGCTGTATCCTGGCCCGTGCGATGTCGATATACTCTGCCTCGCGTTCGATGCCTACGAAGCGGAAGCCCTCAAGGATCGCGCCCTTGCCAGTGGATCCGCTGCCGGTGAACGGGTCGAGCACTACACCGCCGGGTGGCGTTACGAGCCGGCATAGGTAGCGCATGAGGTCGACTGGTTTCTCAGCCGGGTGTTTAGTGGTGCGCATATTACCAGCCATCCATTTGCAGTCGTAAATATCTGCTGCTGTTCGGTCTGGTATTTCTGCATCCGGCATAGCTGCGAACATCACGATTTCGTAGCGCGGCCTGAGTGCATTCTTGTACGAAGGGCCTATCCACATTTTGTCCCAAACCATGCAGCTATGCGCTGTCATGTCCAGCAAGCTCAAAGCCCGTATCAATGTTGGTATCGATCGCCAATTGCCAAAGGTTAGTAAGTAACCAGTAGGCTTCAATACGCGCTGACATTCACGCATCCAAGCGGCAAACCAGTAGGCACTATTTTCAATATCGGCCCATGTGCCGCTTTTGGACTTACTGTTGCCCACCGATGTCGCTCCGATTATGTAGGGCGGATCGGTCACCACCGCGTCGATGCTGTTATCTGGCATGGTGCGGAGTACCTCGAGGCAGTCGCCGTGGTGTAGATCAAAGCTGCTGTGCATCGATGCTTCCCCATGACAGCGTGATCTTGTTATCCGTGCTGTTGTCGGTCTTGATCTCTTGGCGGTCTGACTGACCGAGCCATTGCTTACCGAGCCAGATCAGCATTGCCGTGTTACCACCCTGCGCTGCTTTCCACTGCAGTCTGCGCAACGATGCTTTGCCGTCCTGACCGAACATTTTATGAAACTCATCAAAACCAGCGTATCCGGCCTCTTTGAGTCTGCGATCGATGGTGGCCACTGACACCTTCATCACGGCTGCACACTCTTCTGCTGTGCACTGTATTTCTGCCAGGCTTTGGAGCTGTTCCAAGTCCAGCTCTTTGCGAGGCCTACCGCCTTTGGGATCGCCTTTTGCCATTGCCGCGCCTAACGTGTTCGTTCTGCGTTAAAAAGTGCCGAGGCCCGTTGAGATACTCTTGGCATGGATTTGGTCAGCTGATCAGGGCCTCGGCGTTGGGTGGGGAGACAGCACCACGTGCGAATGTAAGCAGGAACGGTGCTAATAGTTGCAAACAAGTTTTCCGCATGAACGGAGCATCAAAACACGTCACGTGGGAAGTACTCCTGGCGTGGTTCGATGGCTGCTGCGTGGAGTAGGATGCGACCATCGACTATGCGGAGCGTCTGGGGCTGTGGCTTAACTGCAAGGTTGGATTTAGCACAGGCCAGCCGGATGATTGATGGTTCCTGCTCGGATGGGTTGTCGAGTGTCCAAATGACGCGTGCGTGCTGGCTGATGGCTGTGCTGCCACGTATGTCTGCCAGTCCTGGTGGTGCGCTGCCACGTGTGCGCATGGCTGACTTGTTCATGTGGTGGATGACCAAGATAGGTTTGTTGGTGTTGCGTGCCTGTTCTGCCAGCCATGCCACGGACTGCCCTGCTGCGCTGCTGTTTTCGTCCACACCTGCGCTGGCAGCGCTTAGTGAGTCCACGACGGCGAACACGACGTCTGGGTGGTGTAGAATGTCGCTGATGAGTTCACGATCTGCTTTGCTGGTTAGCGATGGCGTGCCGCCTTCGGTGTTTGTGAGGCGTGGCTCAATGATCTGCAGTGGATTGATACCGAGGCGTTCAGCACGTGCCATGTGGAACGGCTCACCTGCTTCTGCTTCGATCCATAGGACGCGTTGGAGGCGGATGAGGTCTGGCTTTGGGAGGTAGTGACCATCCCAGAAGCTATCTCCCGTGAGTATCTGCTGGCACACACTCAGGGCCAGTAGCGACTTACCGACGCCAGGATCAGCTGCCAGCATGGTAACGTATCCATTGGGTAGCCAGCCAGGTACGAGCCAGCTAACATCCTGGTAGCGCCTGCGAAGGTCTGACCACGTGTTGAGTTTGTCGAGATCGATCATGCCATTTCCTCGATCATGCAGCGCAGTTGCTGCCAGCGTTCAATCTGTTGCTCATGCCAGGCACGGAAAGCACGCTCGAAGTGATCCGGCCCTGCATCGATGTACGCTTGCAGCTTGGTTGGCTGTCCTGGTGGCGTGAGGGATAGCAAGTACATCAGGAAGTCGTACACGGCTGTGTAGCTGTGTCCTCGTGCCTCCATTGCGCTGCACACTGTCTGTAGTGGTGTCTGTGTCATTGCTGGCTCCGGTTGTTAGCAATCCACTGATCGGCTTTCTTGGTGAAGTCCGTGATTCGCTGGCCACTGCCTGTCTTCCACTCCTGGCCTTCGTAGTGCTTGCCAAAGTGCTCAGCTTCGAGTGCTGCTATCTCCGGCTGACCAAAGTACGCAGGATGCTGCTGGAAGTAAGCGATGACCGTGGCAGGAAGTGGCGGTGATGTGCGCTTCCAACGTCGCATGGCAGCCTGCCAGTCCTTCATGGGTGATCGGCCTACCATCCAGCCCTTGCTTTCGTAGAAGTCGTGGAACTCTTCGGCCTGCGACTGCCTCATCTGGATGTCAGCTGCATAACCTTTGCACTCATCGAGCGATGGTGCGACGAACGCAGTTCGTTGCCTCTTACTCTTAGAAGTAGTCTTTTCTTCTCTTATCTCTTCTAATCTATTCTTATCTATTTGCATTGCGGTCGCAGTGCGTTCGCATTGCGGATGCATTGCGGATGCATCACGGTTGTGTCGCTTGTTTGCGGCCTTGCGTGCCTTGTCTTGTAAGTCCTTGTACTTAGCAAGGTTAGCTTCGACGCGGTGAGAGTAAATATACCCTTCCCCATCGTCATCGTCATCTGTTGTACGTGCGAAAAGTCCGAGTTCAACCATGTAATCGATCATTCCGATGTAGTGACTTTCACCACGTGTTGCAGGATCGTACTGCGCATGCATGCGAGCGCACAACATCACGCTATGCGTTAGCAATGCGGTCGCAATGCGGTCGCAATGCTCATGCATGATCTCAATAATTGCCCAGTAGACACCCAGTCCTTCGTAGCCATAGCGGCCTGTCAGCAGCTGCAACTTCAGGTCGTTGCGTGCATTGTGATCGTGTTGGAACCACTCTTTCATGACGGTATGTTCCAATAGTATTTGCCATCCTGATATTCCAAACCTACAATGCGCAGGCTGGCTGGCTCTTCGCTCCATTTGTACTCAATAAGGCCCTTCCTGTTCCATTTGCTTAGCATACGCTTAGCTGATTCTTTGGAGACGCCCATCAGCATGGCCAGATGCCGACCTGAAAACACCAATTCGTTTTCTTCGGTGTAGTATGGCCTACCGTCGTCATCGTAATCTTCGAGTACATCAGCACACTTGTGCAGCAACAGCAAGGTGAAAGCTTTGTAATGCGTCGCGTTGTCCATAATCCAATGATGAAACACTTCGCGTGGTATCATCAGTGGCGCAGGGTTGGTAAATCTGTATTCCATAGTAACTCCTAAACAAAAACCCTCCGAGAGTTGTCCGGCTCACCAAAGCCGTGCAGCCGTCACCGGTCTGCAACTCTCGAAGGGGTGTAATGCATCATGGTTGGTGATTTGACGTATGCAAACTATTAAGCCATGCTTAAGACTTCAAGGCAAATCGGTTGATGATGAAAACTTTCCGTGCACGGCGTCGTATATGGCCGTCAGGGCCTCGTAGACGTCGCAGACCACTGTAACCTGTCCCTTCCATGCCTCATGCCATTTGGCTTCGTCTGGCGTGAGTTTACGGGCCGATCTGGGCTTCCTGTAGTCTTTGATCTCCAGCAGCACGTTGACACCGTTGCTACCCACCAGGATGTCAGGCAGGCCCTTGCCAACAGCTGACAGGATGCAGACTGAGTACCCTGCTTTGCGCAGGGCCTTCACTATCTCGGTCTGGTTGTCATCTACACGTGCTGCAAGTCTCATCTAATGTAATCCCCATATACGTTGTGGTATCCTGTCACAGGACTGGCTGGCGTATATCGCTCTAATACGCCCCTTACGTCGCGCACAGTGGCCTCCAAAGCTGCTGAGGGTAGTTGGACACGCCTTTGAGCATCCAAACGCGCCAGAGCACGCTCACGGGTTGCTTTGATGAGGTTGCTGGCCTCACGCTCTGATACCCAGCCACCTGACTTTGTGGGGTTCTCCACGCCGTCTTTAAGCACGGCACGCATTCGCTTCAACCAGGCCTGGAACTCTTCGTTAGAATGGAACATCTTCGATCTCCTGTTGTACTGTGGTGCCGTCCTGCTTTGGTAGGCTGTTTGGGCCGATACCCTGCACGTCAAAGCACTTTACGCTGGTGAACCAGTCCGTGGTGCCATCCGTGCGCTTGGTGTAGGCTCTGCCTGTCAGCTCGCACGTGCAGCTGACTGTGGTGCCGATGTTGAGCGTGCTAATCAAATCCTTTGCAGCACCTACCAGTTCGAGCTTTACCTCCTGTGGGTATTTGTCATGCTCGATGCGCACCACGATGGGTCGCTTGCTGAATGTTTCGGTGATCTGTTCCACGTCGAACTTGTGCACCAGGGTGCCTTCGACTGTGAACGTCTGAACTCGTGGCATTATGCCTCCTGTCTGTGTGTTGAAAATCGCGGTGAACAGCACCGCCACTGTTATCAGGCCCAATGCGGTCAGGCCGTAGTTGTCATCTGTCATTTCTCTTCTGGAAATCTTGATAGGCAATGTAAGCTATACCAGCGCATACGAGCACGAAGCCAAGAGATACGGCTAGCTCTAGTACTTGGTTCATGGCTGCCTCCGGTGTTGCTTCCAATCGACTGTTGTGCCTATCGTAGCAAACACTGCGAAAACGGCCGTAGCTAACACGCTGCCTGTGGCCATGTAAAGCAATACGGTGAGTACCGCGTTGTAAATCGATATACCTGTTGTCATCGGTTCGTGTCCTGATCCGTAAAAGTTTGCAGTATCATCTGTCATGTCTGCTGCGGTAATCGTCGTAAACAACGAATGCTATCAATGCCACTGTGGTCATGAGTGCAGCCGCAGCGAGTGCGAAGCCTGTGGCGATGAGGTAAGCGATCACGGCTCCCTCCTATGTTGCTTCCAATCTTGGTAAAGTAGTACAGCTGAGGCAATGGCAAATGCAACCGTTGCTGTGGAGCTGCCTGTTGCTTGGTACATCGTCCAAGCCATGACAGCGGCAAAGATTCCTATGGCTATGGTCACGGCTCCCTCCCTTCTGGCTTGCTAAGTCGCGCCCGCTCGGCTAACATAGCGTCTGCGAATTCGTAGGCTTTGCGAGCTGTTGCCTGCGGGTCAAAAACAGTAACTGTGCGAAATTCCGAAGACAGCTGAGGGTCTATTTTGCGCACGATAATTTCCTTGGCCATTGCACCTCCTATTGCCTTGGCCGCGAAATAATCACGGAGCTTGGATAGTTCGTTCACGGCTCCCTTCCTTCGGCCTTGGCGATGGCCTGCAACGCTTTGGAGTAGATTAGTTCTACAGTTTCTTGCCTGTAGAAGTCAGGGTGCGCATCAGTTCCGATGTATTCTACGCATTCCTTCAACGCCTCGAGCATCTCCGGCGCGGCGGCGATGATCTTCCAGTCGGCAGCTAGGAGGCTTATCCGGTCACCTGGGTCATGTCGATAGAATGCCAGCATCTCTTGCCCGCTAGCGTCAACCATTACCTTGTCCGGATCCCATGAAAACTTCTTGTGGAGATAGCTATCTTCTCGCACTTGCCACGGCCCCGGCGTGTGCTTCGGTTCGTTCATGGCTCCCTCCCTTCGGCCTTGGCGATAGCGGCGACTAGCGCCCAATCACGCACGGCCTTAGCGGCCTTGTACTGAGGTTGTTCACGAAGCCAGCCATTGTTGACACAGCCATCTATCTGTGCGGTCAGGTATTTCAACGCCTCGAGCATCTCCGGCGCGGCGGTAATCAGGCAAGTGTTGGCTGCGCACTCTTCAACGGATCGTTCAGGCTTGTGAACGCGCTTGTGTAATGCAACAGCAACAAGTTCGCCATCTGCATCACGAACAAAATCGAACTCTCGCTGATCAGAATACCACGGCCCTGGTGTGTGCTTTGGTTTGTTCATAGTGCTCTCCTTTGCCTCGCCTTAAATATGGCCGCTAGCATCACCAAGCGGCCATCCATCACATATCAACGCAACCCGTGTCGGGTGCTCGATGGTGTAGGCGATAGGCAGCCCATAGTTAGTGAATAGGAATGATTGAATTGAGACATTGTGCCATCGCTACTACGATGGCGTTCGATTGCGTGTTGACCTGTATGGTCATCATCTCGACCAGGTGCTCCACGGTTGTGCGATCCCTGTTGATCAGCTGAGACAGACGATCCCAGTCCCAATGCCATTGCTTGCGCAGTGTGTACACCAGCGCGGCCCTTAGCTGCACACGCCACTGGTGGCGCTGTTTGCAGGTCAGGTCGTCAGGCTTCACGCCAAAGTGCTTTGCTACCATGCTGCGTATCTGATCGTCTGTCAAGTCCAGGTGCTGCGGTATCATGGCTGCACCTCTGTGGGATCGCGTTGCTCAGTAAACTCTGGGTTTACATACCGATAGTAATGCGCACCTGTTCGTTCGTACTCTTCATCAGGGTTAGGCTCCATTGACACAATTCTTAAATAGTCAAAGAGCTTCTCACCGTCTAAATCCCAAACGTAGATGCCGGAATCAAGATGTGCTTTGTGCCAGTCGTTAGCTTTCCCGTAAGCTGGACCCCATGATGAGTAAACACCGACGATCTCTTCATCGTCGGAATAGCCCCAGGTAACAATGTAAATCTTCATGGCTGCACCTGCTTTGCTTTGTAGGATCCATCCTTCCACACCACATTGAGCCGCTCCTGTGTTTGTGCGATCACAGGCCGCAGGGCGTCACGCACGATGCTGGGCTGTGCTTTGATCAGCGTCACGTAGTCGGTCAGTTCCTGCGCTGTTTGTGCCTCTGCCAGCATCACTGTGAAGTCCTCTATGATGATCTGATCACCTGGGTGCATCGGTGCAGCGATTGCAGGGTTGATCGCGTGCCGTTCCAAGCTGGCCCCTGGCAGATCTTCCACTTCGCTCTCATCATTGTGGCCGACACCGAACGCTGCCAGGATAGCACGGCGCTTTGCTTTGGTCACGGCCTTCATCATGGCATTGGACAGCGCCTCGCCTTTGAGCCCTGCAATGCTGACCACGCCAATATCATCAACAGTGCTGCCGTCACGCTTCAGCACACGGGCCTGCGCAAAGTAGGTATCTCCCATTGCGCCCTTGTCCACGATGTTGACTGACAGCCCGTGTATCTTGGTCAGTTGTGCTGCTGCTGTTTTGGTGGCATACAGTGTTTTCTTGCCTTGCAGGGTTAGCACCTCGAAAGGCTTGGTCATCGGGTCGAGGCCTGCACGATTGCAGACGGCGTGGTAGTAACTAACCAGCTCTGGCTCTGACAGGCTGGATAGGTCGCTCTTCAATACCAGCTTGGTAAACAGTTCAGCCATCGCTGTGTCGCTTGTGGTTTGGATCAGTTCGGTGCTCATTTGATCTCCAGTCGTGATGTTTGGATTAGTGCGCAGCCTGGCACGTCAGCGCCTGACTTGAGGGCCTCAGCGATAGCCTTTTTGTCCACGCTGATCGTTACCTTGGTTGTCTCCTTCATGTATTCGGTCGGCACTCGCTCTTCATCGTACACTTCCACCTTTGGTGGGTTGCGCTTGATGCGCAGCGTGTGACGATCCGTTACCACCTCAGTGCGTTCCGTTATGGTCATGTAATGGATGACCGCCGTGTGCAGCCTGTCAGCACGTGCCTCACGTTCATTGCGTAAATCTTGCAGACGCTTCATCTCAAGATCGATCGCTTCGCAACTGTTCATCAGGTTCTGACGTAGTGCCAGCATATCTTCCAGGTGCGCACTAAGCATCTCGCCAGCTTCCTGCACTGCCATCTCGAACTCTGCCACTTGCTCAGGATCGTCAGTGCTGGCGATCAGGTGCATCAGCTCGTTAAGCCGTGACGCTGGCGTGCCTTCTGGCCACTTGTGCCTGTTGACTTCGTAGATCATAAGTAGACCTCCGGCGTGACGTCAAAGGCACGGAACAGCTGCCGACGGAACATGACGGCTTCTGTGTAGGAAGGGAAGTATGGCGTAACGTACAATACTTTCTTATGCTGCACTCCAAAGCGGCAGCTACCATTGTCACTATGCCCACGGATGTTGCCTTTAGCATTCCTATTCTTGGCTGCTTTGTTGACAGCTGCATATGGTACGTTGCCCAGCCACTCAGAGATTTTGCTGCTGGAGAACAGCTTATCGTATTCATTGGTTTGCGGCTTTGTTAACCATAGCCTTGCCCATTTGGTCTGGCTTGATTGCTTGCCAGCTTCAACGTGTGCCTCAGCTGCTTTGATCGTGTCAAGTCCTGGCGTGGGCGTCATGCTGACTTGCGCCCAGGTCTTTTGCTTTGCTGCCTTGGCATCAATTTCAGCCACGGCCTGCTTTGCCTTGACTGTCTTGAGTTCAGACCGCAGCTCACCTATGGTGCGATTCATCGATGCGACCTGATCGGTCATCTGATCCACGAGCGTGTGTGCTCGCTCCAGCTGGAAACGTAGCGTGTTCGCATCAGCAATCGCTGCGTTGTATTGCGTCCACGCTGCACGGATTGCAAGCGCTGACGTGATAGTGGCAGCAGCACCGGCTGTCCACATAAAGATGGTGTTTGGTTCCATTGGGCTGTCTCCCGTTGGTGATTAGAAAGGTTGTGTGATGTCGTTACACATGAAGATAAACAATCCGCCTGCAATAGATACTCCGATCACCCAGGCCAGCAGCCACAGCACGTCACGGATGATGTTTTTGATGATGCGCATCATGGCTGCACCTCTGCTGGGCTGTGGCTGAGCACGTAGTCCTCGCATTCGTCAAACGTGTTGAATGCCTTGGACGCTCCTGGCTTGGCAAAGAACACGGCACGGTACGTGTGGATGTTCGGCGTGTTCTCGTGCACTCGCACGAATGCCCACGGCCTGCCGTCTGCTGTGACGGTGATATGGCCTGCGTGCTTTGGCGATGGGATGAATCGAATCTTTGGCATGGTGTGTCTCCTGTTGTTGGTTAGTTGCTTTCGGCTCTGTCGATCTGTAGGATGTAGCGCAGCAGTGCCTGCCTTACTACTTCGGTCTTCGTGCGTCGCTCTTTCTTGGCTTTGTCTGCCACCTTGGTCATCAGCTCATCCTCGAGAAATACGTGCAATCGCTTGCGTGCCATTAGGCCTCCTGTTGTTGGTTGTTGTGTGTGCAATATACGCCTATGCTTGCACAATGTCAAGCACGGCTTCATCGTACCATGCCTCAGCTTGTGGGATGCCGATGCGCTCGCACAAGATCTCGTAGGCTGCGGTATCTACCAGCATTGCTTCGGTGGTGTGCTGATCCTTCAATCCGAGCATGATCTCTTTGACGGTCTCGGTGCCGTAGGCTGCGATCTTGTTTTTCAGCAGGTCGAGTGGGCGTTGCGTTGTCATGGTGTGTCTCCGTTGTGTTTGTTTGTTGTGTGCAATATACGGCCATACTTGCACAATGTCAAGCGTTATTTCCATCTAGGTCAAAAAAAGTTTGCCCTTAGTGCGTAAGTTGCACAACATCAACAACTTACATAGGTAAACAAATGTACTATTTACAGATAGACGATGGCGAGGTTACAGTTAGCCGCGTTCGCATCGGCTTCATTGGTGACAGTGGACACATCCGCAGCTGGTTCGTGGACGCTCGCACGCCAGCAGGTGACCGCATCGCCTATGGTGAGTTCCAGTTGCACAAGCTCGACAGCGTGCACCGGATCGTAGCCACTGCCATGGCCATCGTCACCAGGCAAAACGACCTCGCAAATTAGGACTCACACTCCTGATTTTCTATGTCAGTAGGCCTCGTGGATGACAGGCTCCACGTATGATCTCGATGCTGCCAGGGTAGTGGTCAGGTCAACATACCAGCCACCCATGCGTGTTATGCTAAATCCCTTTTCGGTTTCCCATCCTGCGTAGCGGTCGCCCTGTTTCTTGTAGGAGCCTGTCTGTAGGTTGTGCACCGTGCTGTCTTGCTCTTTGTTGTAGTACCCATTGAGCCTGCGCACGGTCACTGGCAGGTGCCATTTGTTGTGGTCATGGCCCCGTATGATGATGTCGGCATCAGGGTGCTGCTGCTGTGCAATGTCGGCACGCATGATGCCCTTCGAGCGTGGTGCTGCACCTCCATAGCCGTGGTGGTAGTGCATCGTCGTGGCTATCATCTCAGGGTTTGACGTGCCATTGCCTTTCTTGCGGATCGAACGAAAGACGATCCAGCCGCTGTAGCCACCGAGCCAAGCGTCCACGCCCTGCATCCGCAGACGCTCGACCAGGCGCTCTGCTGGGTTTGTCTCCAAGCGCCGCAGGATGTTCGTTTCGTGGTTGCCTTGTCCCAGGATGATCGGCACCTTCCATTGTGCCAGCCATTCGGCACTGTCACGGATCACGTGATCGATGTAGTCCCCTCTGTTGTACTCAGGCCTGATGTCAAACTTCGAGCCGCGCGGGTCGTACTTGCCCTGCATCAGGTCGAACCAATCGCCATTGATGACCACCAAACCTTCCTTTGCTTTGATCGTCTGAAAGTGCTTGGTCAGCAGATCGCGGTCACACTTCATGCTATCATAGTGCACGTCGCTGATCACCAGCAGGTGAGCTGTTTGCTTGTAGTCATAGTTGACGTGGTGGATGTTACGGCTGATCTCTTTAATCTCGAAGGTTGCCATTGCAGGCCCTGTGTTAGTGGTTACGCTGTCACTTGTCCCAATTCGGTGAACATCCGCAGGCTGATGCCAGCAGATGCTGTGTAGGCTGTTGGTGTCGCATTGGAGTACAGAGCCACGGCGTGAAAGTTGATGGCCGTGTTTCCAGTCCCTGTGGTGAAGTGGATATCAGGATCTACCCTAGCCTCGCTCACGGTGTCGCTGATGCGCTCGTAATCGGCTGAGGTGATCTGCACGACGCCCACCAGGTTGGATGTGCTGGGGTTGTAGGCCGATCCTACCGTCGGTGCTGATGGCGCTGTCTCATTCCAGATGTACACTGACAGGTCGTTGAGCTCTTTATCAGCAGCGCTCGCTGCCGTCTCACGTACCACCAGCTGCCGGATGACACCAGCCTGGCTCGTCGACTCTGCCATATTGGTAAACTCCAGCACGTCAATGTCAATAGGATACCACTGCGCAGGGGCCGTGGTGGAGACGTTGGCATAGGACTGCCAGCCGGAATCGCGCCAATCCTTGGCAATGGGTGTGTTAGGTATGCAGCTCATGTGTGATCCTTGTGATTGTTATACTGGAGTAATCGTTCCTGCTGTTGGCATGTTGCCGTCTTGCCATTCACACTCGGTGCGATGGCCTGATACATAGCCGTACACTGATGATGGTGCGATGTATATGGTGTCCACGACAGCACCTGCTGTCTGCAACAGCACGCGCACGTCGAACTCATCACCTACTGCCAATGGGACGTGGCAGCCGCCATTAAGGCGTGCATCTCTGATGTGGTTGTTATCATGTCCTGACTGCTGCGCTGTCATGTAATCGATGACACGCCAGATGGTGCCATTCTTGAAGAATGCCAAAAACGCATTCTCGATCTGTGCTTCCAGTGGCACGACGAGGTGCAATGCTGAGAAAAACCACCAGACGCCTTGTGTGCCTTTAGTAGGCTCGAAGTACCAGCGAGCATTGGCAGCTGATGCCGTCCCCTCGAAGCGCGATCCCACGCACCTGATCACCTCGTTATCAAAACCGATCGGGTCGTACGTGGCAGGGCTTTGCGTTATGTTGAGGTCGAGCTTGATATCCCACTCAGTGCTGGCCTGATAGTCACCTACCCAATGCTTCGCCCTGCGCTCCGCATCCATAACATTACGCTGTGCGGCCTGATCACGAGCGATCGTTTCACGCAGATCGGTCGGATTCTGTACGACTGTGATGTTGGACTCAGTCCGTATTGAAGATTGATACGTCGTAGCACTACCACCTCTGGCACGCCTTCCATTCTCGAAGGCCAGCGAAGCAGGGGCCACCTTACGTCCTCGTATGGGGTCATTGATTGGCATCAGACACTCGGAAGAAAATAGGTGATAGTGGACGTGCCAGACTCGAAGGACTGCACTACACGCACAACGCACGCCTTGTTGAATGCATACTGTGTAAGTGTGGAAGCCAACCCTTCTTGCAGTTCGTGAACAGCGCCCACTTGGTCAAGCAGTGTCGTGCTGTCTGTCCTCCACTCCACCTCCACACGGCATTGGTCGCTGCCACTGAATGTCTCAAATAGCGCCTTCGTGAGCGCCTTTGGCAGGCACGCATCACGCTGCACGGTGTTCATCCATGCCAGGTGCTCTGGCTCATCTGCTGATACTGGCTTTGCGCTGCTGGTGCTATCCCAGTATGTCGTGGCCGTTCCACCGTCAGCACCGCCACGCACTACCACTCGTGTGTCATGGTGTGCCTTAGCGAAGCCATACGACAGTCCGCCCCAAGAAAAGGCACCGTCATTGCTGAAGATGCAGTTGGTCTGATCGACTCCGATGCTCTCACGCTGTTTGTAGGTTATCCCTGCCAGCACACGCTGTGTCTGGTTGCGCTTAGGCGTTGGACAGTTGTGCAGGATAGGCTCGAAGTTGATGGATCGCTCCGATCGTGACCGTGCGCTGCTGGTGATCAGCTCGCTGATGTTCTTATCGTCACCTTCCAGCGCCACGCGCATCTCTGATTTACCGATCACACCAGCACCATCAGACACGCCATTAATGCCAACGGCACTGCCCAGGCTGTACACAGATGGCGTCCCGTCGCTGCGCTTGTTACCCAGCAGCGTGGACACCTCCACATTCCACCTGATGTAATTGCCGCCGACGTCTACCACGTACTCAGGCTTCCAGTACATCTTCACACACATGGTCTCGCACAAGTCGCTGATCTGATCTTTCACGCACTGCGCTTGTGATAGTCCGTACTCATCATTGGGGCTGTACAGTCCACCGATTTTCTCGCCGTCGGCCACGATGTATTGGAGGATGAAGGCGCTCCCATCATTGAGATCAGCAAACGCATTGCCGCTGCCGTCGGTGTTGTATCCCTTGAAGCGTGCACCCGTGTTGATTAGGTCACGCAGCCGTTGGTCGTAGTCAAAGTTCGTGCTGATTGGTGTGGTGTTCGTGAAGCGTGTGCAGGTCAGCCATACCCATGCTGATAGACGGCTCTGCACGTCGTCACAGAACTGTGCCCACGACTTGAAGTGCGCTGTGGCAGGCTGTGCATTGCTGGCCTCTCCAAAGTCATTGCGCCACTGTGACCGTCCCGTTATGGCGTAGTAATCGTAAATCAACCCACCTGTCTGCGTTGTGCCTCCTGGCACGATGCCGTTCATGTTGCCAGACAAGTCGAGCATGGCATGGTACGCACCGTCCACCAGGTTGTACGTGGTCTCCAATTCGCCGTTGTCGTTCAGATCATAGTCAGCACCTTCTGTGTTCTCCACCACACCCACAAATAGCAGCGTCCACGTCGCACCGTTCGTGCCGGAATCAGTCCAGTACATGAAGGTGTTGTGTGCATCGTAGCTGCCAAATAGGATGTTCGAGTAGCTGTTGTATTTGTTGCGCAGGTACGTCTGCAATGCTGAAGGAAGCCTGCTGAAGTTGAGCGTCACAGACCACGTCGCAGCTTCTGCCAGGCCATATGGCAGCACATCGTCAAAGCCATACTCAAGATCACCGAAGGCCACGATGCAGCCCTCATCTAAGGTGACCACGCTGCCATCTAAGTCTTCATCGTATGGCATGATGTCCATACGATATTGCCAATTGTTGTAGGCGCTCGTGCGTATTGCTCGGTATATAGCCATCAGACTTTGTACCTGTGTTCCAGTGTGAGATTCAGACGTCGTGTGCCTGTGCTGCTGTTGACAGCTTCTGACCAGTTCGTGATGTTGACAGGGTGCGCAGTGTTCGTGGTGTTCGGCCACTTGCGTGATCCACCAAGCAAACGTGCCCACAGGTACGGCTTGCCAGCGATCACACCTGCCAGCGTGTCGATGTTGTCCAGGTCTTGGTTGCCGCCGTCGTTGTATCTGAATGGGTAAGACTCCACATTGAACGCCCTGCGCTTCGTGCCTTTGCCGAACGTCGCACCGCTCACATCAGCAATGCTGGCAAACTCAAAGAGCCAGTGTGCCTCAGGCTTCACGATGTAGATGGCCGTGGTAGTGTAGCCACTGTAGCCAGCAATGGTCGTAAGGCCCACGTCGTTGTACGCAGTGCCTGCACCAGCGTCGGCGTTCGCTGCGTAGATGATCAGCTGCCAGTCTGTTAGAGCCATTATCGCAATCCTCTCACCTGTTTACGGAATCGCTGCCGTTCATATAGCCTGTCATCAAGTGCAATGTCAACACCCATCTGTTGCTTCATCAGCGCTTGGTCTGGTATCCTGTCGAGACGATCGCGCACGTCAGCCATGATCGATGCCACCGTGCTGAGGCCGCCGTTGATGTCCACGAAGGTGCCGCTCTTTTCTTTGGCGATCAGATCCAATGGCCTGCCACTGTTCATCGCTTCGAGCACGTCACGGTATTTGCTCGTGGCTCGTGCGTTAACTACGAACTCACGACCGTGCACCACACCTGCCACTTCGTTGACGCCACCATTCCCAGTGTATCCGCCCTCCTTAAAGCCACCTGACACCGCAGCACGTGCCGCAGCCACGAGGCCTTGCAAGATCGCTGTGGTCGCAGCCGCAGCTGCAAGGCCAGCAGCACCAAAGGTTGCTACGTTCGCAGGGTTTGGCGATGCTGCATTGATACCGAATATCTGCGCAGTCAGCACAGGCACCAAGGCCTGCAAGCTATCGAGAGCCACAAGCACCAGTGACTTGAAAGCATTTTCCCCACTGACCACAGCAGATGCGAAGGCACCAGCAGCAGCCGCTCCCACCTTGGCATACACGTCGCTGGTGGATTGCTCCAGCTTGTTGTTCAGTGCATCCAGCTGATTGTTGCGCTGTTCTGCTGTCAGCGTGGTGTCATTGCTGACCTTCACAATGTCAGCCTGCACCTGGTTAAAATAGTCCAGCGAGGCCGTGGCCTGCGCTTGCGTGGATGCTGCCACCTGTTGCAGTGCTTGTGTCGCAGCCTGTGCGATCACTGACTGCGTGTCTACGCTTGCAGACTCCAGTTGTGCCAGCCTGTCCAATGCTTCCTGGTAGGTGATCTCACCTGCACGCAGCGCCTCGTTGATGGCCTCCGCTTGCTCTGCCAGTTGGTTCGCTTGCTCTGCTGCATCCTCAGCATCGAGCTCCACCTTAAACTCACGCAGCGCACCGCTGATGCCGACGATCGTATCTTGGAAGCCACGCAGCTCACCAGTGCGCACCTTGTCGATGGCCTTCGCGAATCCTTGCTCTATCTCTGTGCGTTGTTCCTGTGTGAGATTCAAGTTCTGCAACAGAATGTCACGCTGATCTTCGAGCGCTGCCACTTGCTCTTCAATGCTACGGATGATGTCAGACCGCGTCTGTGCGATGCCAGCATCACGGAAGGCACGCGCCGTCTCACGTGCTGCATCCGAGCTTGCCAGTGCAGCACCGTCCCTAATGGCTTTGATCTGTTGCGCGATTAGGTCAGCGCCTGGCAGCTCACCAGCCAGCAGACCCTCTTCGATCGTGCGACGTAATGCATCGATCTGTTCCTTAGCTTGGTCTTCATTGATGAGGCCTGCCTGCACCTGTGCGAAGATAGCCTCTAATCCCTTCGTGAACTGTGGCAATGACTCCACCAGGCCACGCACCTCTGCCTCTGCTGCTGAGGTGATCTGCTTAGTGCGTGCGTCTATGATCTTTGCCAGCGTGTCACCAGTCAGATCGAACGATGCGAACTGGCGTTCTAAGATCGTCAGCGTCTGTTCATTGATGGCAGCGACTGCATCACGTGCACGCTGCTCTGCGCTGATCAGGTTGTTGAGTCGCTCTTCTGCGAACTGGCCTTCGAGCGTCACACGCTCACGTTCCTGTGTTAGCACCAGCTGCTTCTGCTGTTCCAGCAGCTCTGCCAATGCAGCCTGCGCTTCCGGCCCACCAGCACCACCTGCACTGATCACTGCCTTCTGCAAGGCGATCTGTTCCTCCAGCGTCTTGGCTGCGGCTTCCTGCTGAATCCTTAGCAGCTCGGTCTCACGTTCCCGTGCATCTGCAATCAGGCCTGCTGTCAGCTCACGCTGCACACGCAATGTCTCAGCCGCTGCTGCTGCACGCTGTTGTGCCACCTGCTTCTGCCGTACCGGATCGATGGCGAAGGCAGCACGATCCTGCGCAGCTTCGAGAGCCCGTGCTTGTGCCTGTGCTTTGCGTGCCTCTGCTGTGAATTGCTTGGCACCTCCAGCAACAGCTGCCAAGTACTTGGTGACGTTGGCCTGTGCTGCTGCCAGTGCGTTATTGAAGTTGTCAGCCAGCTGGTTAACGTCACCAGCAGCCGTAAGTATTGCCGCCCTGTTAGCGTTGGCAAAGTCACGAATGACATCCTCTGCCACTTCGTACTTATCTGCAAGCGCTTTGATGGCATCGTCATTGAGCTTGTTTGCTTTGATCAGCCCAGTGACTGCTGCCTGCCATGCCTTAGTGTTGTCGGCTGCTGACTTGGCTGCATCGGCTGATGCCTCGCTGCCCTCTTCGACTAATCCGAGCGCCGATCCAATGGATGACACCAGACCACCGATCTTGTTTGATAGGTCAGTCACGAACTCAGCGACACCAGCGATGGCCTCACGGACGAAGTCGAACGACAGCGCCCAATCACGCACTGCCTTAGCAGTGCTGACCACGCCATTGATCAGATCGCTTGCAAGGTTGATGAGGCCACCGACCACCGCCATAGTTGCCTTCAATGGCAGCAGCAGAACCTTGATTGCTACTGTCAGCACGGTCTTAATCACCTTGGCAAGGGCTGCCGTTACATTGCGTATTGTGTCGAATATCCCACCGACGTTGTCACCTTCGCCTGCCAAGTTCGTGAACGCTTCACGCACTGGCTTTGTAGCGTCTGCAAACTCAGCGAACAGATCGGAGATAGCACCGAACACCAGCTCAATGGCTGTGATGAATGGATTGAGAGCCACGTCAATCACATTGGTGATGATCTGTTGCAGCGTCTCGAAGATGCCACTAAACTCACCAAGCGCATCACCACCGAGTGCATCGCTGACAGCCTGTTTGATACGCAGGAAGCCATCGACAATCGGGTTGATAATGGGGGCCACGAACTCTTCGTAAAAGCTCACCAGCCCCTTGCCAATGTCTGTGATCGTGTCAGTGAAGGCACGCTCTAGCTTCTGGATTGGGTCTTGCTGTGCAAGGCGCTGATCGATCAGCTGGCCTGCCTTGTCTGCTTGTGCCGTAATCTCATCTGTTGGTAGCGGTGCGCCGTAGACAGTAGCGTACAAATCGCTGCCCAAATCCTCAGCGATGGAACCACCGAACAGCGTGAACAGCTCACCACGTGTTGCTTCGTTTATCTCACCTGCAGCACGTGCCTCTTCAATCGCTGCGACGCTGCGACGTGCCGCCTCTTCTGCTGTGATGACGCCTTGCTCTGCCAGCTGTGTGATGCCTTGCAGCGTATCACCGATCGGCCCTGCCACCTGTGCAACACCTGCTGCCAAATCACCTGACTTGATCCTGTTGTTTAGCTCTTTGACGCCATCACCAATCTTCGCTAAATCTTTAATGCCAGCAGCTGATGCCTTCTGCAACATGGATCGAAAGCCGTCTGCACTTATGCCAGCCTCAGCAGCGTTGCCACTGAACTCATTAAACGTGTCCAGCAGGCCTTCAACATCAGCCACACCTGATTGCGAAGCAGCCGCCACCTGGTTGAGTGCGTCATCATAGCTGATGCCGAATTGTTTGGCAATCTGTGCAGCACCTGTCAGCAGTGCTGGCGTCTCTACTCCCAGCGACTTTGCCAGAGCATCGGTGCGTGCCGCTGCTTCACCCAGGAAGTCATCTGGCACGACGCCTTGCAGCCTGTTGCGGAACTCACCAATCAGCGTGATCGATTCTGCGACGTTCTCACCAAGGCCCTTTTGGAAGGCGATGCTGGCCTGATCTTCGAGCTTTTCAAGATCGGCACCTGTTAGGCCTGTCTGCACTTGTAGGTTCTTCAGTGCTTCGTTGGCTTCACGCCCTGCTGCCACCACAGTACCGATGGCAGCGCCAACAGCAGTGATCGCAGCACCAGCCGCTGCCAGTTGTGGGATAGGCAGCGCACTCAGCACGCCGCCCAACCCACCAGATGCGGCTTCACCAATCTTGCCAAGGCCGCCCACCTTTTCTTGCAAACCAGCAAAGAATCCACCAGTAGATGCTGTGGACTCTTCAACAGTGCCTGTCAGTTTCTTGAACTCTTCATCAATGCGTGCTGCTGATGCTGCGAACTCATCAGCTTCTGCCTTGGCCTTGTTAAGATCAGCGAGCAGCCCATCGATGGCACCACTGTCACCGCTGGCAAGTGCAGACTTGAGTGCGTTCTCAAGTTCAGATACTCGCTTGTTAGCGATGCCAGCCTGTGTGTTGAATTGCTTGAAGCCATCACCGAGCTTCTGCTTCTCCAATGCCCTCAGCTCTTCACCCAATTCAATGGTGCGCTTTTCAGCGAGTGTCAGCCCTTTGACAAAATCGCCAACATCGACTGTGATTTCATTTGTCAGCTTAGCCATCCGATCACCTCCGATGCTTTAGTTTGCGTTTGTTGAACTTCGAGCTGGTGCGCTCCATGAACCAGTCATCCTTGGTGTACTGTGGCTTACGTAGACTGATGGCCTTGTGCACCATAGCACGGCGGTGGTATGTCTCCAGTGCCATGTCGAGCACGGCATCCGGTGTCATGTTCCAATACCCTGCGTATCTCATCGCTGTTGCATCCACACGCACGTCTTCTGGTAAGTAGTCCACGTAATCCTCCGAATCATCAAGCGTGCAGTCAGGATCATCCTTTGCCATCCCGTACTGATCACGCTGCACCACCTCTGCCACAGGCCACAGCCGTATGCAATACACCTCGAACTGAACGTTAAGCCACCTTTGCACAAAAGTTCGTAACCCAGTCGGCCACCTCCGCAGCCGAAACATCGAGCCATTCGTCATCCGTGATGCCTTCGATGTGGTCGCTGATTGCGACCGCTTGTATGCACTCAATGCCCAGCCGTAGCGCCTCCAAATCTTCTGGGTAGCGTGGCGTGGTGAAGTGCAGCATCTTGGCAATGATCGGTGTTTCTTTCATGGTGTCGCTAAGTTCAGCCTGCATCTCTGCCAGGATGCGCTCACGGTACTCATCATCATTGAACGGCACCACTTCGCCTGTCTCTTCACATGCTCGCTCGTGCTGCTTGCGTCTTTCGTCCAAGCGGCGCTGCACCTCTGCCAGGTTCCACGTGCCATCCAATGACACCAGCCGCAACAGCTCAGGATGCTTGCGTGTCACATCTACAAAGTAGCGTGTCATCTCAGCTTGGTTGGCTGCTTTGATGTGGCGCTTCATCTTGTCGGCCCACTCACGCAGGCTGTCTGCATTGCGAAGCGTGATAGGCTTGTGCTCGATGTTGCGTGCACCGCTGGCGAAGGTGATCTTCATACGTGGCTGTCAGGGATGAAACAAGTGATGAGGTATCCAATGAATGCGAACTCATAAGTAAGGGCAACAGCAGCCGCAGCGCACAGCACGAACGGTGCCGCCTGCATCGTGCGCACACGATCGACGCTGACTGTCAGCGATGCCATAGCGATGATGAAAGCCAGCACTGCTTCTGTGGTTGGCTGCATCAGCCATGCCCAGACAGCGCCCCATGGCAGCACCCAGATACGCCAGTCGTGCGCTACCTTGCGATGCTCTGCCAGGCAGTAGGCACGGGGATCAGCCAGCCAAGGCACTCGCACCTCATCAGGATGCGTCGGCTTTGACTCCCTGCGCAATTGCAGCAGGACAAACCCAGCGACCAATGCCATGACCGCAGCAGGGGCGTTGTGTGACGTTACCCATATCATGAGAGGTCCGTACAGGAAAGATCGCTCATGCGCGATTTGTGAGGCAACTACGGCCATTGCAGCGGCCCATGGTGACCATAACGCCAGCAGGCCAGATGCTATGATGGTCAGCTGCGAAGTGGCATCTACCAACGTAGTCCACGAACCCAGCCGACGTGTGGCAGGAAGCGCTCCCCACAGAGCTGCTGTAATCATGCCAGCCGTCGAACCGTACAGAGCCGCAGCCCACAGGTACAATCCCACGGCAGTCATGGCCAGCGAGGCCAGCGAAACGACAGGCCAGTTGCTGATGTACTTAGCAACAGACCGCAGGCTGTAGGGGCGCGGCACAAACTCACCACGCCCCATAGCCAAATAGAATGCACCATCAGGTGTGACCACGTCACCACGCTGCCACCGTGTGACGGCAGCAGGCAACAAAGCCAGGATGATGGCAGCAGCGATCATCCGTAGAACACCGCGCCGTATTTGTCGAGGTCAGAGTCCAGGAACTTGTCAACGTGAGTTGTAAGCATACCGCTGAACAGCACCGACGTCAGCGTGATGTCACCTTCCAGAGCCGCAGCGGTGAACACCAGCGATGGCCGGTTGTACGTGTTGCCAGACTGCGACCATGAGCCGCTGGCCTTCGACAGTGCACCTGCACAGGCGAATACCTTGGTCTTGTCGCTTCCTACTTGCACGCCGCCTTTGACTACGCACAAGAGCTGAGTGCCAGAAGCAGCGCCCAGCAGCTGCGTGCCATCCTCAAACAGGATGTCTTCAATCCCGCCGCCTTCGCTCTGTGGAGCATAGGTGCGAATGAAGTCTGAAAAAGTCTGATCGTCTTGGATTTGTTCGATCGTGATTGTGGCAAGGCCTGTGTCATCCTTGGCCACGTCGGTGCTGATCTGGTCAGTACCAACGAATAGCGGCGTCGTGCCTACCGTTGGCGTAATCCCGTTTGTGAACAGGTAGAACGCAACAGAGCGGCCGCCGTGAATAATGCGAGCCATTACTTGGTTCCTTCTTTGAGTGTGAGTTGCATTTCGGTCATAGCATTCATGCTGTCGCGCAGGTTGTTAGCATAGAACGAACGCAGCCCCTCATCTTGGTTTTCGTGCACCTCCATGAGTAGCAGTTCCACGTTGCGCTCCATCTTGGCAAGCCGCGTTTCCAGTGATGCGTTGTAGCCTTCGTGGATGACGATAATAGATGTAGGCTGAGCACCCCAGCCGAGCTTCTGGATGTTAGGATAGATTTGCTCGTGGACACGGCCGACCCACTTTGCGCCTGTGCTGCCACGATACAGTCGCAGCTGATAGGCCGACGAAACGCTCCCCATGTTGGAGTGCGTCTTGCCGTTAAAGTCAGGTTCGTACGATACCACGCCAGCGAACGCACCGCCAGTCCCTGGTGGTGATTGCTTCGCTACTCTTGCGATCCGCTCGTGTTGGCAGTGCGCAAGCCGATCGTCAGAGTCTATCCAGAATCTCCAGTCATTCGTCGCCATCTCATCAGCCAGGTTGCGAGCATGACCGAAATGGAAGTCGCCAGTGTATATCCACTTGCGATTGCGGATCGTGCGAGTACCTTGCTGCACGACTTCCATTTCCGACAGGCTCTCCTCCTGGCCCTGCATATTCGACAGGATGCACACCTCGCAATGCTGTGGCAGCGTCTCCATCATGCGTGCCAGGTGTTGCAGGTCTTCATTGCGAGTGATCACGACGAAGCTGACAGGGAATAGCTCTTGTGTATCCTGTGGTGCACCTTGCTGGGGTGTATTGTTCATAGTGCGATATGTAGATAGTTGATGTCCAGTTGTGCTCCCACAGCAATGCCATTGCCGCCTGTGTCCCAGTGGCCATCCCATCCGATAAATCGGAACCCAGTGATCACGGTCTTAAACAGACCGCCCGTGTGTGTGTCGCTGGGTTTGCTGCTTATGATCGCAGACTCCCAATTCGCCAGGGCATCCTCAGCAGCCTGCACGATCTCACCATACTTGGCAGTGCCCAGCCCTTGGTTTTGTGGATCGCTCTGAACGCGGGCGTCAAACAATATCCCTACCGTGCACGTTCCCGTGCTGTCACCAGCGCCATCCTCCAGTACTTCTCCCACCGTCTGCGTGACGATGTAAGGGTAGCAGTTGACGTCTGCATTGAACGATGGCCTATGCACCTTGTGGACGGTGAACAGGGCGTTGGCATCCAGTGCATTGCGCACCGAATCGAGTATGAATACTGATCTGTTAGCGGCCAAGATAGTACCTCTGTAATTCGTCAGCGATTTCAGACAGGATGTCCGGCATTTCTACCTTGTTAAACTCACGGATGCCAGGTGCTAAGAATGGCCGTTTCTTCTGGCCTCCCTTGCCAAGCTCGTGCAGCTCTGCATAGAACAGCGTAGTGCTGCGCTTGCCTGCCTTTACTGTGGCGTCGGTGTCGATGCCTGAAAGCAGCACGACCTCATCACCTGCCACCGTCACCTCGGAGATGTTAGTCTTGAAACGTGCATCAGGTGCCAGCGCTCGTTGGATGTTGCCATACAGCGTGCGCAGCTTACTGGTGGTGTTCGGTTGGCTGAAGTACTTCTGCCCTGTGCGCTTGCTCCTGCGGTCTGGCTTTGTTTCGGTCTGTAGGTTGTTAGCATAGTACGTCTGGAGGCGCTGCGGCGCTTCCTGCAACAGATACCCTTTGACCAATGGCAGCACCGCCTTGCGGAGGTCTGCCAGTGCATCGCTGATGGGATTAGACGCCATAGACGATGTACCTTGATAGTCGCTGTGTCACACGTGGTCGCATCTGTAGGATGGCCTTGGAGAATGCCACGCCTGCATCGGTCTCTGTGATGGCCGACACACCGAAGCGCTCCGCATCAGCAGCCCATGGTGTTTCGTAGTACAGTTCCTTCACCATCTCGTAAGCGCACAGCTGCACGTCCTGCGGCACCGTAGCATACCCTGCTGTTAGATCGATCTTGTAGTACCTGGCAGCGAAGCCGTTGGAAGCATACAGACTGTAGCCATCCACGGATGGCATGACGTAATAGCCAGAGCCTACCACCCACGCCTCGCTTGGATCGCTGCGCGTGGACACCGTAGTGAGCGCCACAGTCGTCGTGTAAGGCAGGCGCATGATCTGTCTGTTGTTGCCTTCCATGTACCGCGTCACCGCCTTCTGTGCGATGGGCTGATTGCAGATGCCGTCGATCTCTTCGCTGACCATGTCAATCAGCCTGTCAATCATGGCGTCGTGCGTGGTGTCGCTGGCTGCTATGTTGAGCCAGTCGCTCTTCAGGATCGCTCGTGATACTATTGCCATCAGGCCACCTCATGACGAAACAGGAACTCATACACGACGTCATCGTCATCACTGAGGTGCTTTGGCAGTCGGTAGTCCAGCACTTGCGTGTGTGCGAACTTGCGAACGTTCACCTCATCAGACTGGTTGCCTCCGAGCACGTACACGTAGAATGCATCCTCACCGACCTTAAAGCCTACGTGTCCACCGCCTTTGCGTTTCATGACCACCACGCAGCCGTTCGGGCGGAAGTCATCACAAGGCACGCCCCACCCAGACCATGAGCGTGCCGCAGCTGAGTCCGTGCCTTTGTAGCCTGCCTGCTCGATGCACCAGTTAACAAAGGAGGAACACCACGGCACGCTGTCCTGCGTGGCTTTGAGAGACGTGGTCGCATGGTACTCCACGATGCGGTCATTGTTGCCAGAGCCTGCAACCTCTTTGACGCCTTGCTCACCTTCTGCGATCGTGTGCCAGCTGAACTTCATGTCCGTGCGTGGCGTCACAGTCCAGGTAGTTTGGGCTTGCGTCTGTTCAGCTTTTCGTTCGCCATCTTTAGTGCGAACATCTTGATTTGCAGCCATGCTATCAGCCTCTCAATCCACGTGGGTTTATCAGTTGTTTCCTGCATCTTCTTTCTTAGCATCGCCAGCGAACAGTCCGACGATAAACAGACCGAGCGTGACAATAGCCATCTGCACCTCAGTGCTAATGTCTACGATGCCCAGCACATTGAGGATCGTAGCCAGGCCACCGATGATGGCACCGATTGTTGTTTTCCAGTTCTTCATCTTCGCACCTACTATTGATTTGAGAATGTACGGTGTTACTCGTACTGTTAGCTTACCTATCAACCACAGCCTGCGCAGGTGATCGCCAAAGGTCATCGGCTCTTCACGCTCTGGCACTGGTATCATCTCGACAGGGCGCTGCGGCTCTGGTGCAAACTCTGGCCGTTCTATGACCACAGGCTGCATCGGTGCCGTCGTTATACGTCCTGCTTCATCAACCTGCCACTTGCTCTTGGCTGTGTCCATTGTGTCCCTCTAATGACTACCACATCACCGATCTGTGCTGTGCGATCTTCCTGCCATACCACACCGAGCCGTGCAGGGAACTGGCTGCGATCTTCAATGGTCACCACGTTGACCACGTGTCCAGTCTCTTCATCGATCAGCACGTATCGGGCTGGTATCATTTGGTATCCTGTGCACGTTCCTGTTCAGCTCTTCGATCAGCAGCCCAGCCTCTATAGATGCTGAACACACCA